CCTTGCGAGAAGTAACTCAATTCAAATATTTGACTGTGAACTTGTACCTTATATTCAGGACTCAGGCCAAAAAAACTGTACCGTCATAGGTACATCCATCCTTTCCACCTCACCACAGTGTTCACATACAAAGTCAAAACCCATATCCAATTCAGGCGCAATTGTTTTAACATAAGATCTCAACGCCATACTGTCCTTTGATAGTAGCTCATTATCAACAAACTTATTAATAGCCGCTATATCAGGCTTTCCATCAATACTGACGATCAACTTTTTAAGTCTAGTAGTAACTTCGGTGCTAGAATGTTTTTTAATCTTGGTTAGAGCCTTAATATCACGATCAATACTTTCTTGATCACCTGACGTAATTAGTTTAAACGTGATTCGTCTCTTGCTGAATGGAAACTCAAATTCAAATTCGTTGGTACCTTTTTGAAACTTGCTGAAATCCGTTTCTTTTTCATTTAATGTGCTTAAATCAATATAAGTTTTGTTTTCGGTATTACACTTTTTACATTCAATCTTTACTGGTCCATATTTATCACCATATGCCAATCGTCTAGCAGCGATAAATAAAGAATTTTTATCAATCATTAACAAGTCTTGAGTTCTTACGCCGGGCGTAACAATTAGACTTTCCATCAATTTATCCAATACGGTACCGTTTTTGATGAAATTTTCATTGGTCAGAATATCTTCTTCCCTAGCAGTCATCATCTTTAATTCAATGATTCCTTTGCTCAATGGATTAGATTCATCATAAAAATAACCCTTTGATGGCAAATCAATTGTTTCAGATGGATAACTTGTAGCTACAGGTGTGGGAGCAGCTGAATGTTGTTGTTTTAATTTTTGAATAATAATTTCGTCACTCATAACTTTGTAACAATATATAGAACATTATATAACTTTTTAATTATTATATTTAATCTTGTTTTAATTGCAACGCAATTTTTTTACTATCCACCAAAGCCTTCTTTATTTTTACATTTGCCTCAGCGGCATCTTTTTCCTCTGGAGTAGTAGCCGATGATAAATTATCATTTGCTTTTTTTAAATCTTCTTCTGCGCCTTCAAGTTCCGCTTGTCGAAGATCCTCTTCAGCCGCATTTCGTTTTTCTTTGGCAGAATTTATTTTATCTTCGTCTTCTTTTAAGATACCCACAATCAATTTCTTTAATAGCTTCTTTTGCTTTTCTGTCAATTTACCACTGGTGTTACCCAATTTGTTGTTTAATATCTTATGTATCTTGGGATTATAACTACCAAATAGATCCACAATAAATGCTTTTTGTTGTTCGGGCTTTAGTGTTGAATACTGAGATCTTAATTGACTCGCACTTCTTGCTGGTAATCCTAATACTGTAAAATCTGTTGTTGGCACTGTAATTAAGTAACCGTGTTTAATTGCTGGTTCCAATTTGCTTTCATTTTTTGGCATTGGCTGCAAATACGAAGGAGATCCATCTTTTTTGACAAAGTTCTTGAATCTTGGATCTTCAGCCATATCTTTTTGACTAACCGCAAAAATAATACTGTCACGTTCTACATTGATTGGTATCTGACTTGATACACTTTGCAAATTATAGTTGTTTTTGACATTTAGTATTTTATTGGATGGTATACCAGTTGCCATCATCATTTCTTTTTTCTCATCAAATGAAAAAGGCGACTTTGGCAATTCAACTACTCCGGTAGTTGTTATGTATACGTCATTGCCACCAAATTTGGTGCTTAAATAGTTATATACACCCTTGTGACCTGTGTGAAAAGGATGAAATCTACCAGGATAAATGACGAATACTTTCTTGCCCATTTGCATATGTTAATAAATAGAAAACCCCACAGATAAATGTGGGGTTCTTTTTAATTTGGTTACCAAATCTTAATACTGAAGAATTGCGTAATCGATTGATATTGTTAAACTAATCATTTGAGCGGCACCATCATCGCTCCAATCCATTTCTTGGAAATCAGCGCTTGTGATGAATGCGCCCTTTAGTGTCCATTCTTCCACTTTATCGCCGACGGGGCCAAGAACGTTAATAGTAAGATCTTTTTTATAGAAATCTTGATAACCATCACGACCAGTAACTGATTCGTGATGCAAACGAACCCACTCCATTACAGCTTGAGCGCCAGATGGTACAATTGGATCATAAAGTTCCATACTGATATCATCCCAAACACTCTTACCTTTGTAGTAAGTTTTTATGTTCATGTGGTCAAGTTCTTTCTTAGCTTGTGTTAACTTAGGACGATTGACCTTTTTAATAATGAATGATGGAAGACCATCAACGTAAAGAATAAAACGATTCTTTACTTTTGGTTCAAAAGCTGTTGAAAAAATTTCTGATGGATTTAGTAGTTCTGCCATATTTTTACCTTATGTTATTGATTATAAATATAAAAGAATTTATGTTTTAATTAACTTTTTTTAAATATGACTCAAATTTTTATCCGTGATATTATTTATCGCGTCTTTTAGTTGATTAACGTACCCACTGGATCTCAAAAGTTTGAACACTAAGTTTTCTGTGCTGTATTCTCCACTTTTAGCCAATCCAGCTTCACGCATTTCATATAACCGCTTTATCAAACGTTTCAATTTGTCTAGATCTTGTTCTTTTACAGCCATATTAATAAATGTTACATATTCTTTATATTTCTTTGAAATAGTAGCTTTATCAATCTGTATGTCTTCTATTTTTGGCTTTTTTACCCAAGTATTTTTAGTCAAACTATATACAGCTTGACTTCGGTTAACTTCATTAACATCTTGAATATAAACTTCCACTGGATGATTACCAATTCGAATGTCATGCGAATCATTCCATTTACTTTTTAAGCCACCCACATAATTCTTAACAATTTCTTTATTATCATTAATCTTAGAAAAATCTACAAGCAAATGTAAATCTATATCACTGGTGGGTGACCAATTATATCCGGCGGTACTACCAAGAAAATATACATTTTCAAGCGGTACATTCAAATCAGTATCTTTGTAGAAAGTATTTGCTATAGTTAATAGTTTATTTAATACTTCAGGTTTTATTTCATCTTTAGTTGCCCAAATTGCAGGATTTAAAATACTATTATAAATTCTATGTTTTTCTTTAATACCCAACATTTCTTTTAGTTGATTAATAGTATCTATAGCATTTTTATGCAATATTGCTTTGCCACCAGCATTTATAAAATCATTTACATTATCTTCACGATCATCTATTAAAATACTATCAGCATTTGCAAACTTTGCTTTTAAATTTCTATGCGGTACCAAATTAGCTTCAATATCAATCTTATTATTAGCTAACCATTGCTTTTTACCAATATAAGATAATTTACTAGGTGCATGACTCAATATTTCTACAGGTAAATTTTTTACAAAATTATAAAGCAACTTACCATCTTTCATCCAAGGCATTGTAGAATAATATTCAGGACAATTTTTATCAACAAATTTAAATCTATTTTTTTTGCCATGCTCAACATCATAAGTTTCTACAGGCACTCCACCACTATAGCGCTTAAACTGTGATTCCCAATCACTTATTACTCCATCCATATCCAAATATATTTTATGTTTATTAGTAATCATTTATAATAAATAGTAGCATATCAAGCGCTTAACTTTAATTTAACTATCAATAATTTAGTATTATTTAATTAATATTTAACAACCACTTAATTCAACAAGCGCTTGCTTATGCTTATACTTTATATAAATTATAAAGTCAAGACTATTAATAATTATAATTTTAATTTGGCTTAATAGGCCACACAATATTATCTAAATCATCTGCGATTTGAGGTATATCTCTTAAAGACTGTCTATATTGTCTATATGCAGTTTTTTGCGCATCCGAATAATCTTCCCATCTATCAATTGTTACGTAACTATCAGATTCGTTTAAAAGTTCATCACGATACAGTCTTACTTTTATTAGCTTATCTGATTTAATTTCCGCATCTGTTTTATCTAAAACCACACCTGTATAAACTATATTATCTTTCAGTATAGGCACATCTAATAATTTAAAGATTTGTGTTTCTGGATTATGTGGTATGAATTCAACGACTTTATATAAAGTGTGAGTCTTTAAAAATTCATCAGGTATTCCAACGTCAGGAAATGAAACGTTAGGAAACATTATATAGATACTCTGTATATAAATTGAATTGTTTATTATTTTTGCTACTTTCATAATTTTATTATTTTGATCCACCCGCAGTTAAATACGCAACTCTTTGATAACTTCTATCACCCGCATTAAACATAAATTTATCATATGGTGGATTTGAAGTACTTAAACTTCTATATTCACCGCTACCAACTCCAAAGGTAATATAGGCGTTGCTACTAATATATGCGGTGGTTCTAGATGTACCAAAAAATGTTGTTGGGGCTATTGTTACTGAAACGAAATTATCATCCACACTCCCATTTTGTAAACTGGTCCAACTTGTAGGAGGCCAACTACCCACGGAGCTTGCGCCTAAAGAAGGGTTTGTTGATCCTGCGGCTGTCGCGACTCCGTTTATATATTGATAACCAGAATAAAATGTAGTGGTTGTTCCTGATGCATTCCAAACATATGTAGTATTAGCTGAAGGAGAAAGAGCTGTGCCAGTTCCTCCAGCTGTATAATGACCGGAAATTCCACCGGTATTAGCCCAATTGCCTAATCTCAATTCTACAAATCCATCTGTAAATAAATAGATTTCATATATACAGGTACTGGACCCAAGTGTTCCACTTGTAGTAGTAGCTCCTTCATATCTTACCAAAGTATAATTTACTGATTTACGTCTTATTAATGATGCTCTACCTGATCCTATTGTTGCCATAAATATTAGAAATTTTGTCCGCCTATAAAACCATACCAGTTTGTATCGTCATATATAAAGCTAAATATATCATATTTATTGTTTGTTGTAGTTAATGTTGGAGCTGTTCCACCTGGCCATTTGACACCCACGCCTCCAAATGTCCAAGTTATAGTATATACAGATCCGTTTGGTATTGTTACTATTGTAAATGAATTAACTTTTCCAGCGGTTAAATTATTAATAGTAAAACTAGTAACACTAGCATTAAGAGTTAACAAAGCAACAGTTGTAGTTTTAAGGTCTATAGTAACAACCCCAGATGAAGGTGTAACAGAAGTGTAAGTTTCCTTAACACCTTGTATCCTACTTTCTCCAGCAATAGTAAAAATACCACTTGTACCACTTGTACCACTTGTACTAACACTCAAAAAATCAACACTCTGTAAAGTACTAACCCCAGTCGTTTTTACTAAATAATTAGGTTCATTCGTAAAACTACCACCACTAATACCACTTTCACCACTAGGCGCACCAATACCACTCGTACCACTCGTACCACTACTTCCACTACTTCCACTACTTCCACTTTCACCGCTACTAGAACTATTTCCAGAATCAGCACTCACACCACTTGTTCCACTACTACCTGCAGTACCACTTTCACCACTTGTTCCACTTGTTCCACTAGTTCCACTACTTCCACTTGTACCACTTGATCCTGCTCTTCCACTAGTTCCACTAGATCCACTCTCACCACTTCCACTAGTTCCACTACTTCCACTTGTACCACTACTTCCACTTGTACCACTTGATCCTGCTCTTCCACTAGTTCCACTAGATCCACTCTCACCACTTCCACTAGTTCCACTAGTTCCACTAGTTCCACTTGTACCACTAGTACCACTACTTCCACTACTTCCATTTGCGCCACTAGATCCACTTGTACCACTACTTCCACTAGATCCACTTGTACCACTTGATCCACTTGTTCCACTCGTACCACTACTTCCACTTGTACTACTAGATCCGCTGGTACCACTACTTCCGCTGGTACCACTTGATCCGCTGGATCCACTTGTACCACTACTTCCACTAGATCCACTTGTACCACTTGATCCACTTGTTCCACTCGTACCACTACTTCCACTTGTACTACTAGATCCGCTGGTACCACTACTTCCGCTGGTACCACTTG